AGGGCAATGCCTTTAAGCCAATTTATGAATACCCAAAGAACTCAATTTTTGAAGTTGATGCAGCAGGCACAGGATGTTTATTAATACATAGAAGTGTCCTAGTAAAAATGCGTGAGTCAGCAACGCCAAACCAAGGAACCGAATGGTGCTGGTTTTGGGATGGAGCAATTGCAGGCCGTTGGTATGGCGAAGACTTACTTTTCTGCCACACAGCCAAGGGGCTTGGTTATCCAATTCATGTAAATACAAATGTCGTTTTAGAACACCACAAAAGCGTGTGGTTGAAAGAGAGCCAATATGAAACTTGGCGTTTTGATATTCAAAAGAAAGACTAAAAAAGAAACTGCTACTGCTGAGCCGAAACTAGAGCGAGCAGTTATGCCAAAACTCGAAAGAAGGATAAAGCGTGGCAATTACTAACGGCTATTGCACTTTGGCAGAGCTAAAGGCATCACTTGCTATTTCTGACTCAATAGATGACACAGCACTTGAGGCTGCTATTACCGCAGCAAGTCGTTTAATTGATGGCTATACAGAGCGATTCTTTTACGCTGATGGAACTACCCAAGTTCCAGTAGCTCGTTATTACACACCAGTTGATCCTTACATGGTTAATGTTGATGACTTTACTTCCATTACTCAGTTAGCTACTGATGACAATAACAATCAGACTTATACAACTGTATGGACTTCTGCTGATTACTTGGTAGAGCCAAAAAACAACCCACGCAAAGGCTGGCCTTACAATCGAATCCTTGCAGTTAATTCTTACATCTATCCTTATGGATACCCACAATCAGTAAAGGTAACTGGTGTTTGGGGATGGAGCGCAGTCCCATCTGAAGTTAATTTTGCTGCACTTATTCAATCTTCAAGATTATTTAACCGTAGGCAATCACCTTTTGGTATTGCAGGCTCACCTGAAATGGGAACAGTTCGCTTGTACTCACGACTTGATGCAGATGTTGAGGTACTACTTAGACCATTTAGAAAAAATGGCGGATTAGCTAAGTGATACCTAGCAATGTTAGAGATGGTTTAAAAACAAGATTGCAAACAATCACCGGTCTAAGAGTCTTTGACCTAGTACCGGACATCATTACCCCGCCCTGCGCCATAGTCGGGCAATTAGATTTCACATTCGATATAAACAATGCGCGAGGTTTAGACCAAGCCAATTGTGACATCTTTGTGATTGTTCAACGCCTATCTGAGCGAGCAGGCCAAGACAAGTTAGATGATTTTCTAGCGGGTTCAGGTGCAAGCTCAATTAAGACAGCGATTGAAGGCGACAAAACTCTTGGGGGAGCAGTTAACACACTTCGCGTGATTAGCGCAGAGGGTGGCACTTACGACTCAGCAGGTGCGCAATTTTTATCTTACCGCTATCGCCTCACTATTTGGGGTTAAGGAGAAAACATGTCATACATCATTACCTCAGATTTAGAGGTATGCAGTAAAAGTAAAGGTCAAACATTGACCGACAAAGAATTAGAAGATGCAGGAGCCAACATTGAAGCACTTATTGCTGGTGACCACATTAAGTCCACATCACAACCAAAGCTAGTAGCCCAAGAAGGAGCAAATAAATAATGGCACGCATAGTCCTAACAGATGCCAAGATCACCATTAACTCAGTAAATTTGAGTGATCATATTGCATCAGTAACTTTAACAACTTCACTAGATGTTGTAGAAACTTCAGCATTCTCTACATCAGCCGCTAAAACAAGAGTTGCTGGTCTTCAGGATAACTCAGTAGCTTTAGAGTTTCATCAAGATTATGTAACTTCAAATGTTGAGGCAACAATTTATCCGTTGTTAGGAACTACAACAACTATTGTTGTACAACCAACATCTTCAGCAGTTGGAGCTACAAACCCAACTTATACATTTACTGCTCTAATTTCAGAGTGGACTCCGCTAAATGGAGCAATTGGTGAACTTGCTACGGCTTCAGTTACATGGCCAATTACAGGCGCTATTACTAAGGCGGTTGCATAGTGGCAAGATTAGTATTAACTAACGCATCGGTTACTTTTGCAGGAACTGATATTTCAGCTTATTGCACATCAATTAGTTTAAGCACCTCACTAGATGTTGTAGAAACTACATCTTTTGGAAACACCGCAAAAACTAGAGTTGCTGGCCTTGCAGATAATTCTGTGGCCATTGAATTTAATCAGGACTTTGCTTCTTCAGCTCTTGAAGCAACTATCTTTCCAACAATCGGAACATCTGTCGCAGTCGTTGTAAAGCCAGTTGCAGGAACTACCACAACTAGCAATCCACAATATTCATTCAATGCGCTTATCTCAGAGTGGACTCCACTTTCAGGTGCTATTGGTGAACTGGCTACCGCAAGTGTTACTTGGCCAATTTCAGGTGCAATTACAAAAGCAACTTCATAACAACTAAGGGGGAAATACAATGGATGGTTTATCAATAATAATCAAAACCAACGATGGTGTAGAAGGTACATACAGTTTGCGCCCACGCACCATTGTTGCTTTTGAACAAAAGTTTAATAAAGGATTGGCTCGTTTGTTTTCAGAGGATCAGAAAATGGAACATATTTATTTTTTGGCTTGGCAAACATTACGAGATAATGGAAAAGTAATCAAACCTTTTGGCCCTGACTTCTTAGATACGCTAGAAAAAGTTGAACTTAGCTCAGACCCAAATTCAGAATCCACCGCGACAGCTTAACTTACGCAATTGCAACTGCTGCGGTGGAGTTGCATTTATCACCAATTGACTTGCTTGAAGCACCTGATGGTGTCTTAGAGGCAATCTTCGCGTACCTTAAAGAGAGAGCAAGAAAAAACAATGGCTGAAGAAGTAATTGTTTTAACTGGTTTAAAAGACACCTTAACTGCATTAGAAGCATTTGACGAGCAAGCAGTTAAGGAGTTCACAAAAGTAATAAATGCTGAACTCGGTAAAGCTAAAGATGATGCAAAGAGATTGGTTTCATCACAGCCGCCCATGAGTGGTTGGAAACCTTATCAACCATTTAAACCAAGACAAACTACTCGCGGCGGAGCAGGTTGGCCTGCTTGGGATTACAACGCAATTGTTGCTGGTATTGGTTCAACCAAAGCGGAGCGCAAAGTAAGGCGCAATTACTCAACAAGTGGTGGTGCTTTAATTAATAAGTATTCATCAGGTGCCATATTTGAAGTTGCTGGTCGCAGAAGTAATGGCGAAGGCACAGGCAAGAAATTCATTGAGAATTTAAATACAAGATTTGGTAAAGGTTCACGCTTAATTTGGAGCGTAGTAGATAAAGACGGCGACAGAATTAGAAGAAATGTTAATGACGCTTTAGAAATTGCTAAAAAAAGATTACAAGAACATTTAAATAAGCAGAGGAGTTGATATGGCCACAGGCGCAATTATCGCTCGGATTATTTCCCAATACTCTGATAAAGGTTCTAAGGCTGCTAAAAAAGATATTGCTAGACTTGGTAAAGATTTTGACCAATTTGCTAAAAAAGCAGGTATTGCTTTTGCTGCTGCTTCCGTTGCAGTTGGTGCATTTGCTATCAAGGTTGGTAAAGATGCTGTACAGGCAGCAATAGATGATCAAAAGAGCCAAGTATTACTAGCTAACTCATTACGCAATACCGTAAGTGCTACTGATGCCACTATTGCAAGCACAGAAGATTTCATAACTTTATTACAGAAGCAAGTTAATGTCGCCGATGACGAACTTAGGCCAGCTCTAGGCCGCCTAGTTTCTGTGACAGGCTCAATTGAAGCAGGACAACAACTACTTTCAACTGCATTAAATGTCAGCGCTCAATCAGGTGCAGATTTAGCAAGCAGTTCTGATGCAATTATTAAAGCAACAAAGGGTCAATACAGGGCTTTGCAAAATCTAGTACCAGGCTTGAGTGCTGCGACAGTCAAATCTAAAGACTTTAATAAGGTATTAAAAGAAACAAATGCAGAAACACTTGGCGCTGCCTCTAAGCGAGCTGGTACATTAGAATTTAGACTAAAAGGCTTACAACTTGCTTATGGCGAGATTTTGGAAACTTTAGGTTATGCCTTAATTCCTGTAATCCAAAATTTTGCTGATGTAATAACTACAAAAGTTTTACCAGTTCTTGAAACATGGATTGATGCTAATAAAGACAAATTAGCAAAAAGTCTTGATACTATTTTGACACAAATACCAAAATTGTTAACTGTTGTTTTTGAGTTCTTTGATTATATTCAGCGCAATATAAAAACTCTTGAGATTTTGGGCGCTTTGATGCTTAATATTTGGGCAACTGCAAAAATTGTGTCAGGCGTGGTTGCAATTACAACGGCAATTAACATATTAACCGCAGCATTTACCCGCCAAGCAGTAGCAGGCACAGCCGCAGGCACAGCTTTAGCCTTTGCCACAGGAGGAACCTCGGCAATAGCAGCAGCAGCAGGCCTTGCCGCTTTCACAACAGGTGCCTTAATTGCATACAAACAATTAAGTCAAATTAATACAGCAAGTGAAGAAGCAGTTAGTGGCTCAAGTGAGCTTTGGCTTACTGTTGCTGAAAGAGCCAAAGCAGCCGTTAAACCAATTAAAAGCATTTATGATTTTACAACTAAATCGGTAAAACAAACGGCAGCACAAATCAGAGCAGCAGCCACATTATTACTTTCTGAAAAAGAATTAGCCAAACTTAAGGCAATCGGCGTTGTTCCTAGAACTGAAACTGACCCTATTCAACTTGAGGCAGTACGCCTGAATTTAATCAAAGAACAAAACCTTTCTCAAAAAGCAATGTATGATCAACTGCTTGCAAGTTATGAGGCACAAAACCGTATAAATATTGCTGCACAGCGTTACGCCGATATTTTAATGGTTATTGCCGATAACAAAATAAGTGAAGCCGAAGTTGCCCTATTAGCTAGTAAGTGGGGCGCTACAAATATTGAAGTTCTTAAGTACATTGCCTCAGTAACCGGCAATGTGAACCTTGGTTCAGGTTGGGATGCTGCTGGCCTTGCTGCTGGTGATGGTTGGAAACAGGCTCTTAAGGATGTTAATGCTTACTTAGAGGCAGTTGGCAAAGCTAACTTTGTGTCTAAAGCAAATGTCCCAACAAGCGGAGCTAATATTGGATCACTACAAGCTAATGCTGCTGACCTAGCTAAAGCTACTGAAACAATTAAAGCTCTTGCAGATAAAGTAGCCTCCACAAATAAAATCCCTGACGATTACAGCCGTTCAATGCCTCCAGTTGTTGATCCAATAACAGGTGAATTAACATCTAGAGGAAAGCGCAATATCCCACAAGATTTCTTGGCAATGGCAAACGGCGGAATAGTTCAATCAGCAACAATGGCAATGATTGGTGAGGCTGGCCCTGAAGCGGTAATTCCTTTAAGCAAAATGGGTTCAATGGGTACAACTGTTAATGTAACTATTAATGGCAGCGTTACTTCAGCTTCTGATTTAACTGAAACAATCAGAAACGGAATCCTTGCAGGTCAAACTTCAGGCAGAGGTATTACAACTAAAGTGTTGGACTTGTAATGCCAGGTACTCCTACCCTTGGCGTTTCGATAGATTTCCAAAACGGCCCCGCCTTCGGCAATCCGCTTTTGCTTGATGATCCAACGACTCCACTTGGTACAGGTATTTTGGCTGATCTTCCATCTGATGTTGTAGATGTTTCTAGTATTGCTTTGCAGGTAAGTATTCGCAGAGGTAAGAATCGTATTCTCAACAAAGTTGAAGCAGGTACTGCAACTGTTGTATTAGCTGACAGCAACGGAAATTTTTCACCCGCTAACACAGCCTCTCCTTATTACGGCAAATTGTTACCTCTACGCAAGATTCGTATTTGGGCTGATTATGATGATGGTGGCGGAGTAGATCGCACTTATCTTTACTCAGGTTACATCACAACATATAACTCAACTTATGGCCTTGGTGTTGATGACACTTCAAAGATTACCTTGCAATGCGTTGACGGCTTCAGACTTTTAAATAGCATCGGAATTACAACTGTGCCTGGTTCTGGTACACAATTAAGTGGCGCAAGAGTGAATGCTCTGTTAGATGTTGTTGACTGGCCTTCATCTCAGCGAAATATTCAAGATGGTGATTCCACAATGATTGCTGATTTGGGTACGGCTGATCGAACATTACTTGATGCGATTCAATTGGTTGAAAGCTCAGAGTTCGGCGGCTTCTTCGTTTCAAAAGAAGGCGATGCCACATTTTTTTCAAGAGATACAGTTAGTAAGAAAGCTGATGCTGACCCTATTGTTTTTTCAGATGATGGAACTGGTATTGGCTACCAACAAATTGAGTTTGCCAATGATGACACGCTTTTAGTGAACGATGTGACAGTAACGAGGGTATCGGGTTCACCGCAAAATGTTTTTGATCAACCTTCGATTGATACTTATTTTTTGCACTCAGGAAAGCGCGATGGGATTCTAGTTGAAACCGATGATGAGGCTTTAAACCAAGCAAGAACTTTATTGGTAGCTAGAAAGAATACAACTGACCGCATTGAATCTATGACTATTAATCTGTTGGACTCAAGTAGCCCAACAAAGATTAATGCAGGTTTAAAATCAGAGTTATACACCCTAGTAAATGTAACTAAAACTGTTCCAGGTGGATCAACTATCACAAAGGAACTATTTGTTCAGGGGATTCAGCACGATATTTTTGTAAACAAGTGGACAACCAAGTTTTTAACCGCCGAACCGTTTATTCAGGCATTTATTTTAGATT